AAATAGTTATTGATAGAAGTAATATAAAAACTATAGACATTGTTCCTGCAATCGAGGGATCTGGCGACTTTTTAGATATAGTATTAACTGTAGTTGGCGTGGTGCTAATGATAGCGTCTTTCTTTGCTGGTCCAATGGGGCCTGCTCTTTTTATGGCTGGAGTAGCACTCTTTAGTGCTGGTATGTCTAATCTATTGTCCAAGCCTCCAGAAGATACTGGATTTACTGATAACTCTAAAACCGGGAAAAGGTCATTCGTTTTCGATGGTCCAACGAATGTAGTAGGAGAAGGCCGCGCCGTCCCATTTGGATACGGAAGAATGAGGATAGGTAGTCAGGTTATCGACGCTACTTACGAAATTACTTATGCTGATGCAAACACTAACCCATTAACAACGTAATGGAAGAAGAAGATAAAATATTTTATCAAGGAGCGGGAAGAAGACGCCGCCAACCTCAAGCCAGAGACTCTATAGAGATTCCAGAAGGCGTTTTCGGTCAAAACGCAGACCCAAACGATACTTCGTCAGAGTCGTTTGATAGAGCCGTTTCTCTTACTAAAATTAGAACTTCAGATCTTCTTTCTGAAGGCGAGATACAAGGATTAGTAACTGGGTATTATAGATACACAAGCGAATCTGGCGTGACCGGATATAACTCTGCCGATTTTGTTAGAAACAGAGCTATAACAATAGACAGTGAGACTTATTTTAATTTACAATCAGTATATTTCAATGATGTACCGCTTGTTGATGATGATGGTAAATTCAATTTTCAACAAATCAATTTTACTGAAGAAAAAGGTTCGCCACTTCCATCTACAAATACAGTAATCAACAATCCAGATGGAAATGGTCTTTCTATAGTAAGAAATATTCAAGAAAGACTTAGGGGACCAAATATAATAGTAAACGCAAATGGAACAACTGAAGTTGACCCAAATGTATCAGAAGACACTTTCGCAAAATACTATAGAATTTTAAATAAACAATGTAGCAAAGCACAAATCAACATAAGGTTCAATGCTTTATTTTTAATCAATAAAACTGGGCCAAAGCAAAATCCTCCCGGCGCACCAGCAGGCCAAGGATACGGCGACACAACAAGCACAAGCGTTAGAATTAGAATTTTAATAAGAGAAATTTTTTCTAACTCTGACGGATACAAAGATTCCGCAAACTTTAGGACCGCAGCAACTAAGACTATTACCGGGAAAATCACTCAAGGCTACCTTCAAGCAATACCATTCAACACAGGCTTGACTAATGATTTATTAAACGACCCAACATTTTTAGGGTTTGAAATTAAAGTCGTAAGATTAACCGAAGACTCTATAAACAGAGATAGATCAGATCAAACCACGATTGACAGTTTGATTGAATACTATACAGACAGCTTTGGATATCCTAGTAGCGCAATTGTAAGCTGTAAATTTGAGGCTGAGTATTTTAGTCAAATACCAGCTAGAACTTTTGAAGTCGATCTTTTAAAAGTAAAAATTCCATCCAATTATGATCCAATTCTAAGAACGTATGATGGAGATTGGGATGGGACTTTCGCCGCAAGTAAGCAGTGGACAGACAATCCTGCTTGGTGCTATTATGACCTTTTGACAAATAAAAGATACGGTTTAGGCGATCAAATTCCAGAGGAACTAGTTGACAAATGGAGCATTTATGAAATCGCGCAATATTGCGACGAAATGGTTCCAGATGGAGAAGGAGCATACGAACCGAGATTTTCCTGCAACGCCTATTTCAACGACAGACTAGACGCTTATACTGCATTGCAGGATTTCGCCTCCATTTTCAGAGGAATGACGTATTACGCAGGAGGAACAATTAGAGCTTTTCAAGATAGACCTTCTGATCCTATTTACACTTTCACCAATGCAAACGTCGTAGATGGAGGATTTTCTTATCAATCTACTTCAAGAAAAGCCAGATTCAATACCGCTGTAGTAAGATACAACGACAGATTCAATAGTTATTTACCTGCAATAGAAGTAGTTGAAGATGTAGATGGAATAAGAAGAAATGGAGTGATTAGAAAAGAAATCACTGCATTTGGAATAACAAAAAAATCTCAAGCAGCAAGAATCGGCCAATGGATTTTATTGACCGACAACCTAGAAACCGAAACTGTAGGTTTTACAGCGGGAGTCGAAGCCGCGATACTTGAGCCGGGAGACGTAGTAAAAATTAGCGATAATACTAAAAATTCCAAAAGGCTTGGCGGAAGAATCAAAGACATAAGCGGAGACGCCAACGGAACTAAAATCACTCTAGATTCAGAAATATCTTTGAGTGGCACTGAAACTTACGAGTTTTCTCTTGTTACTCCTTCTTATCTTTATGAACCTTCTTTGATGACTGGAGCAGGAGAACTAGATAGTACCGACATATCTGGAATAAATAGAAGTCAAATCCAATCATTTTCTTTTCTTGGTTCTCACGCATCTGGCGAGACAGGCAGTGACAACATAGTGCGAACAGTAATAACTGGAGTAGGAAATCTTTTAGATACATCCAGTTATGAAATTTCTGGATTTTACCCGTTTTCTATTTCTTCCAATGGCACCATAGATAAAAACGAAGATCAGCTTTATAGAGTAATTACTATAACTGAATCCGACACAGCAAACGAATATTCAGTTAATGCCGTTATATACAAACAAGAAAAATACAACAAAGCAGACAACTCTACTCTTTTAGAAAACACTTCTATATATGCTGTGCCGCCAGCACCAGATAGTTTGGCTTTGGAAGATTTGGTTATCACAGATTCAGACACAAGATTTAGGAAAGTTCAATATACAGTATCTTTGCCAGACAACAGCTTGAGCGGAATCAGGTCTATAGCAGTTTACGCTAAAAAATCTGGGATAGGAGATGGCGGATGGACCACTGGAGACTTCACGCAAAGAGGCAACACAGTATCAAATCAAACTCCCGATTCAAGGTATATAGTAGGAATAAATGAAGCTTCTTCTACAGAAGTGGTTGGCGCATATGCGCCGTCTGAAGACGGAACATACCTTTTAAGAGCGTATTCAAGAAATCCAGTAGGCACACCGTCTACTACCTGCGTGTCTGGCTTTATTACGATAGACCAAGGGCCGGTAATTGAAAGTATAACTATCTCTAACTTGACTCTTGAAGAAAATGAATCTGCCTCTAACGTTGAAAGAGAAGAAAACGAAACTGATGAAATAAGCCCTAGTTTCAAATGGGATCAAACCTTTATTCTAGATGGATCAGATAGTATCAATGTTGATCTTAATACTTTAAGATATAGAGTAACTGCTAGAGAGCCTTCTCTTACCGCTATTCCAAGTCCAATAATTTATTTTGAGGAAACTGGATTGAGCCTTCAAGAAACTGTTTATCAATTTACTTTTGCTAAAAATCTAAGCGGTGCTCCAGTTATAGCGACAAACGGAAGACCGTTTTCGACTTATTCAGAATACAACTTTCCTCGCGCATCTCAAAAACAAGACAACGATTATTTCAAAACTGGATTTTTTCCAGTTTCTGGTCAAACCGGACCATTTAGACAATATGACTTAGTTGTTGAAGCTCACGATGTAGATGGTAGAAGTTCTGTTGGATACAACATTGTATCGGATAGCGAAGGTTCTGGCGACTCAAGCGTTTTTAGCACAAAAAGAGCAGATGGTTATGACATTTTGCAAGTGAGAAACTTTGGCATTGATCAGGTTATTCTTACCCCCGACAATCACGCTTCATCATGCAGAGCGGCGGTCAAAGCTGGAAAAGAAAATAGTTTTGACAAACCTTACGACCCATATGGAACAACAGAAGAAAAAACTGGCGTTGTATTGGACGACTTTAATTTCAACTATCCAACTGCTACCGCCCTTGGCGCGGAATCTAATGATCCGACTCTTTGGTGTACAGAGCAATTTTTAGATCCAAATGGAGATTTGGTTATCAAACCATACAGAGATTCAAGAAATATAACTGACTTCTCTAACATGGACATTTCCAATGTGGCTGGCGCGATAGTTTATTTTTCTGACAATTGGTTTGATAGTTCTAAAATTAAAAATTCTGGATTTACAGAAGACGTTTTTGGAGACCAAACGTTAACTGGCGTTGTAAGCTATAGGCCAAACAACAAAGACGAATACCCGAATTTTACATCTTTAACCGCTATAACTGGCGACATAACAAAAAGAGGAGCATTGGTGAATTCGGACGCTTCTGTTAGTGATGAAAAAATAACCATCCCAATCAATATTGTTTCTAAAGGAAAATACGTTGCGATTTCATTTCTTGATAAATTTGAAGTTGAGCAAATAACAAATGGAGACACGGATCAAGGAACTATTTTAGATAATGCTAAAAATTACTCTGTATCGCCAACCGCTTTTATAAAAAGAAGAGGTGAGCCTGATGCAAGAACAGCTTTTAGAGCTTATTTTAAAGTCGTTGCGTCAACTCAAATGACAGATAGGTTTGGTTATGCGAGCTTGAATATAAAAGTTGAGAGATATAAAATATTTTCTTACGGCTTTTCAGATAGTTTTGAAATAAGCTTAAGCACGAATCCGTCATTTAGCATGAGAGCTTTCGCAAGTGTAAGAAACTATAATTCGCTTTATGGCGACGCTTCACAAATTTATACAATTTTAGTTACCGCTGATTTAAATGAAAGTATTCCATCAGCAGCCAGAGTTTATTTGACCGGCGGACAAACTATAACAACAGAAAACAAAGGAGACTATCAAGTTACAGTCGCAGCGTTAGTTTATACGGCCCCTAATATTTATATTATTAATAGGGACGCTTATGATAATCAATATTTAGCGGTATATACGACTTTTGCTT